TGCCCGGCGGCGTCGTCTCCATCACCAACTTCACTATCCCCGGCTACCCACCCCGCGGGTAAATCGGCAACGAAACCAGCGACGCCACCACCGCCGCAGCGCCCGTAATCGAACACGAAAGGAGCCCCATGGCCACCAACCTCGACCGCGCCATAGAAACCCTCCGCGACATCGCCGCCATCCACACACCAACCGCCGACGGGCCCCGCCAGATCTGCCACCACTGCTCCCACCTATGGCCGTGCACCCATGCCGCGATCCTGCGGGACGTCGAGGACCTGATACACCCCGCACCCGAGACCGGCAGGGACACGCTATGACCCCCAAGGAGCTGGCCTTCCTCGTCGCCGGCGGGCTCGCCACCCTCGCCAGCCTGACCATCGTCGCCGCCGGCCTCATCGGCGCAGCCATCTATAAGCGCCTCGGCGTCCCGCCACCCGAGAACTACGACGACGGCAACCTGCCGGGATGCCTGTTCAGCCTGGGGATGATCTTCACCCTCCTCACCGGTCTCCCCACCCTCGGCGTCCTCGCCTGGTGGGCCACCCGCTCCCTCATCACCGCCCTCGGACTCACGCCGGTCCTCGCCCCACTCGCCCAAACCTGCCCCTGAAAGGCCCTCTCATGACCACCGAACCCACACCAACAACCCATGCCGCCAAAGCCGAAGCCGCCCGTCAGGCTGCCCGATCATCCGGTCTCGGCAGCCCGGCAGCCATGTATTTCCTGGGCATCGCCCAGACCTACGCCATCCTGGAGGTCGCTGAGCAGCAGAGGATCGCGAATCTCATCGCACTCGCATCCAGCAACTTCCCCCGCGTCGAGATCGAGGTCGACGACAACGTCGCCCCCGCCGAAGCCGCCGGCACGCTCGTCACCTACCGCGAGGAGCCCGGCCCCGAGCTCGGCCACGGTGGCCCCAGCGACAGCATCGTCATCGCCGCCCTCCGCCCCGAGATCGCCGCCACCCTCGGGGTGCAGTCGTGACACTCACCCAACCCGAGGTCGGCATCCTCAGCATCGCGCTGGCAGCCGTCACCCCCGCGATCCTCCTCATCCTCGCCACCCTCATAGCCGAACTCATCCGGCCTAGATGCCGCCGCCCACGCTGGCCCCGCCCCGCCTACAGCAGCCTGCTGGACGTCATCGTCGCTATCGCGGCGTTCCTCCTCGCTATCGGCGTCGCCCTCGCCGCAGTAGTGGCCGTCGTCATCACCCTCCGCGCGGCCTTCCAACTGCTGGGGGTGCTGCCATGATCATCCCCAGCAGCCTTCACGGCATCGGCTTCGCGGTCCTGGCCGTCACGCTCCTCATCGGGTCCGCCCTACAGGTAGGCACTCTCCTCGGCAGGGCTCCCGCCACCCCGATCCTCCACTACGCCACCATCGCGCTCCTACTAGTGGGGACCGTCATCCTGGTTGTCGCCGAGAGCAATATGCCCACGCCATGACTACATCCCATGATTCCCCTGCCAGCGACTCCGGCGATGTCATCCTCGACACCATCACCGTCACCCGCTCCATCGCCCCCAACGGCGAATACATGTACAGCTACCGCGCCACCGGATCCCGCGCCCTAGTCGACGCCCTCGGCATGCTCGCCTGGGCCCAGCACACCATCTTCTACGACACCACCCACCCGACAGGAGAGCCCGATGACTGACCCCAGCCACCACCCCACCCCATGGACCATCAGCTACAGCCCCACCGGCCACGGAGGCCGCATCCTTGACAGCCACGGCAACACCCTGGAAATCGTCCACGCCATCACCGAGACCGACCTCTACGACTACGCCACCGCCCACTACGGGCCCCGCACCGCCGACGCCCCAGGCCGCTGATGACTGGCCCAACCCCCAAGCGCGTCTTCGTCATCATCCCCCGCCCGCACGGGCGGGGGACCCTCCTCGACCACATCATCCGCCACGGCACTGCTGCACCAGGCCAGCCGGCCCCCAGCCCAGCCGGCACCCACACCGCCCCGCCCCGCTACGACCCACCACCCACTACCAAGCAGGACCCCCAATGACTACCGCCCCCACCGGGCAGCGCTACTGCCCCGTCGGCTGCACCCACCCCGGCCAGCACCACGACGCCTGCCCCAACCCCAACACCTGCCGAGGCTGCCAGCCCCGCACCACCCAACCCCCCGCTCTCATCTGCGGCCACTGCACCAGCCGCCTCGCCGACTGGCTCGACGACCCCAGCAACCCCGAGTCCCTCACCGCCATCACCGCATGGCTCAGCGACAACCTCGGCCAGCACATCCACCACGTCTCCCGCCTAGGCCGTACCCACCGCCGCGGCGACGACCGCCTCGCCACCCTCACCACCGTCCGGCTCGAACTCGAGACCGTCCTCGCAGAGCTGGCCGAAGACTTCCTCGCCACCCACCACATCACCCCCATCGCCGACCCAACCCCCGCAGCCATCGCCACACGGCTCCGCCCATACCAAGCCATGCTCCACCGCTGGGAACCCATCATCGACCACATCCCCCACCTCACCCAGCTCACCGCCCACGCCCACACCGCCTGCCCATGGCGCGACCCCACCCCCAACCCGGCAGCCATCACGCAGGCCGAGCAGCTACTCCAGCAGCACCCACCAGTCACAGCCACGGTCGCGGCCCGGATGCTGCGACTGGAACCGAAATGGCTGTACCGGCCCGGCTGCCCCGTGCAGCCAATCAACCCCGGACAACGCCCTGCCCTGTACCGGCCCTTCGACATCTACCTCCAGCTCCGGCGGGAGACAGCATGATCACCTTCCGCCTCGACCGCGTCCGATACACCTACCCGCCCGGCCCGCCGAAACCATCCCACCCCGCCCAACACACCCTCATTGAATACGGAATCATATTCAGCCACGACCACTACCTCGACAACCTCACCCCCCGCGACTACATCTACCCCGTTCGCAAAGCCACCGGCATTCTTGCCCCAGCCACCCTCGACATCCTCGATGCCCGCGGTGGCCTGACCCTCAACTGGCCCGACCCGCCCGCCCCGCTCGACCTCACCCCAGCCGTAGAGGTGCGCGCACAAGCAACCCTCCCCTACGGTCCCCTAGGCAATGACATCGTCAGCTGCCTCTTCGAGTGGCACGCCATCCCCCACCTCGCCGGCTTCTTCAACGTTTACATCCCGACATAACTAACCGCACAAATAACCGATTCCAACGAACAGCTGTGCTATATTCCCAAACACGGGAACCACTGTCCCCACCGACGGAGACAACCACCACCAAGGAGGCGCAGTGGCAGGCCGCAACACCACCCGACGCGACCGCCACCGCGCCACCATCGCCGCAACCAAGCCACCATGCGCCATCTGCGGCCACCCCATCGACTACACCCTCCAATGGCCACACCCCGACTGCTACGTCGTCGACCACATCCTGCCGCTCGACAAGGGCGGCTCAGACACGCTCCCCAACAAACAGGCCGCGCATCACCGCTGCAACCGAGAAAAATCGGACAAACTCGTGTCCAGCATCCTCCGAACCTCCGGGGTACTCCAGTAGCCCCGAGTAATCCACAGCCAAGGGGGGGGGAGACCCCCCA